GAACAATTAAACAGAAAATGTTTCATGATGGAAATAGACCCATTTTATTGTTCAGTAATAATTGAAAGGTGGGAAAAATTAACTGGTAAAACACACACCTCAATTTCCAGTGGAAAAAAAGAAAAGGATGAGTTACCTGATTATTAAAATGCAACAAAGCAGAAGAATGAAAAAAGACTGGATTCCTTACCAAGAAGAAGAGAATCCTCAAAGGGAATTAAAAGACTATTTTAAAGATGATAAAGAACAAAAACGGACAATTAAGGGGTAAAAAGAAGTTAATGATTGAATCATTAAGGAAACAGTTAGGAGTAGTAACTGCTGCATGTGAGAATGTAGGTGTTGCAAGAACAACTCACTATGAGTGGATAAAAATTGACCCCTTGTATAAAGAGGCAGTTGAGAATTTACCTGACTTAGTTTTAGATTTCGCAGAAAACGCCTTATTCAAACAAATAAAGAGCGGAAGTATTCCTAGCACTATATTTTATTTGAAGACAAAGGGAAAGAATAGGGGATATATTGAGAAAACAGAAGTAGAGCATTCCTCTAATGACTTTCACATTCAAGTAAATATCCCAGAGTCAGTCAAGGAGCTGTTCGATGAATGAAATTCGATTTAACCCAGAAACAAGCATATGCTTACCTAAAGTTAAAAGATAAGGTTTGTAAGGAAGTCGGATACGGAGGAGCTGCGGGAGGAGGTAAAAGTATTTTAGGTTGCTTTTGGGTATTAACACAATGTATTGATTATCCAGGAACTGCATGGGTTATTGGTCGAAAGGAATTAACTAACCTAAAGAAAACAACTTTATTATCATTCTTTCAAGTCTTACAAATATTAGACATCTCACCCGAGAGACTATTCAGATTGAACTCACAGACCAACACGATGGACTTTCACAATGGAAGTAAGATATTCTTAATGGATATGTCTAAACAACCTTCTGACCCCCTATACACTCGATTTGGAGGACTTGAGTTAACTGGAGCATTTATTGACGAATCAAACGAAAATGATTTAATGGCTATTGAGATTTTAAAAACTAGATTAGGAAGATGTAAAAATAAAGAATACAACCTTATTCCTAAATTACTTGAAACCTTCAATCCTTCAAAGAACCATGTTTACACCAGATACTACAAACCATTCAAAGACCAGAAACTACCCGACCATAGAATATTTATCACTGCACTAGCCACAGATAACCCCTATTTAGATTATTCTTATATTGAACAATTAAAGAACGCAGACAAAGTAACACGAGAGAGACTACTTTATGGAAACTTTGAGTATGATGATGACCCAACTAAGCTATTTGAGTATGAAAAAATCTTAGATATATTTTCAGGAGTTTATCCTGAAGGACCACAAGAGCAAAACTACTTAACTTGTGATGTTGCAAGAAAAGGAAAAGATAAAACAGTAGTCATGATTTGGAAAGGATTACAAATACAAAAAATCTATACGGAAGATATTTCTGATTTAAGGATGTTATCTAAAAGAATAGAACAATTTTGCATTATTGATAAAATCCCCTTTTCAAATGTGATTATTGATGAAGATGGATTAGGGGGAGGAGTTGTTGATAATTTAAAAGAATTTAGACCACAAGTAAAAGGATTTATCAATAATTCAAGTGCAATAGAAACGGAATATACAAAGAAATTTCATAATTATGCTAACCTAAAGACTCAATGTTATTTCAAGTTACAGGAATTAGTCAATAAGGGTAAGATAGGTTGCTTGGAAGTTCCATTGGAAATCAAGGAGTTAATTATTCAAGACTTAGAACAGATTGCACAAAAAGACCCAGACAAAGAAAGAAAGATTCAGTTAGTCGGCAAAGAAGAAATGAAAGAAAAACTTGGAAGGTCTCCCGATTTCTCTGACACCATGATGATGAGGATGTATTTTGAAGTTAGAGGAACTTATACCCCTTTTATTGCATAAACGAAACATTTAAATACTTTAATTACTTATTAATAATATGGAAACAAAAACAACGACTGTTGGAGAGACAACAACCCAGAGTGTGGGAGTAACAGAAACACAAGAAGAACACGTAGGAATACAAAGAAAAGACGGAAGTATATATTGCTCTTGTCCTTGCCTACCAAATGAAAGAATATGTGTAAGTATGAATTACTTACTAAAAGAAATGATTTGTTCAGTTTGTAGAACAAAAATAAATAAAGTTATTAGAGAGGAAGAACAATGAAAACAACATGGGAAGAATTAACCTATGCAACCAATGAATGGCAAAACGCAAAAGAAAAACTAAAAGAATTAGGCAAGAAACGAACTAAATTACTTAGAGAGTGGATTAAAAAAGCAGGACTATAATACTCACTAAAATGAGAGGGGAGGGGACAAATTCTTTTAAGTTTTTGTTTCCACCCCTTCCCTATTAAGACCGAGCATTATGGTATAGGACTGAGTGCACATAAGAACTAGGATACAGAAAAGCGAGTTCGATTCTCGTCTCGGTCATTTGAGAACCCAGAGGGTCCTAGAAATAGGCGGGTTTAACGACCTTCATAGCCCTCTGGATTTTCATTTAACAAATATATATTCCTTTAATCAACTTATTTAAATAAAATTTACTACATTATCTTATGGGTAAAAAAGCTATAAGAGGATTTATTGCTAAAATTCCATTCAAGGAAGAATTTAAAGCAGAAGTAGAAGCACAAGAAGTTAAGTTCCCTAAAGAGTTGGGGATAGAACACCCTTTTGATTTTGAAGATGCCGAGAAAATTACTAAACGATTTGGATTAGTCAACGGAGCAATAGACAAGTATGTTGATGCTATTGTTGGAGAGTTCACAATTAAAGCTAAAGAGCCAAAGATAGAAACTGCAATATTAAAATTTGTTAAGAATACTAATTTTTCCCTAGAATTGAGAAGATGGATTAGAGATGGACTTAGTAAAGGTAACGGATTTATGGAGATTGATTTAGTGGACCAGAAAATAAGAGCTATAAATGCGAATAATATGTTTGTCCGAATGAATCGAAAAGGAAAGATTTTAGGATATAACCAGTTTCTTGGAAGTAAAAAGTTCCAGATAAATGCAACGAATGTTATTCCTTTTGAACCGAACGAAATTGCTCACATCAAAATTAATCACTTTCCAGGAGACGCATACGGAGGAGGATTTGTTTATTGTAATGAAACTCAATTAAATTCTTTGGCGAGTAAAATAAGAGACTTAGATAAATTAATTGAAAGGAAAGCAGGAGCTCCACTTCATGTTAGGATTGGAGAAAAGGGAATGATTGCAGACCAGAGTGCTATTACTGAATTTGCTAATAAACTTCAATATATGAATAACCGAACAGAATGGGTGACAGATGGAAACATTGAAATGAATGTTCTTGATTTTGGAGATATAGGTAAAAACTTAATTGACGCAATTAACAACACTATTGAATTAATCTTATTTGGTTTTCAGATACCCGAAGTTTTAATGGGTAGGGGAAATATTCCAGAAGGATTAGCTAAAGTTCAAATGGAAGCCTGGCAAAGAAAAGTTGCTGCGATTCAAGAAGGAATTGAAGCAGAAGTAAGGGAGAAAATATTTAAGCCTATTTTAAATGCTCAAAAATTAGACGGAGAAGTAGAATTTACTTGGAATTTACCTGGAGAGGAAGAGATTAATAAAAGAATAACTCAAATTAAAGAATTACTTAACGTAATGACTATTGATGAAAACATGAGAAGAGGTTTACAGATTGAATTGGCTAAACTTTTGAATATGCCCGACTTAATGGGAATACTTCCACAGATAGAAAAAGGAGCAGACGAAGAAGCCAAAGCAGAGAAGCAACTTAAACAACCAGAGATACCAGGAGAAAAACCTAATGCTCATGAGTGCCTACACGAGTCTTTTGATGATATGGGATTACATGAGTTTATTAATATTCGAGAGCAACCCGATTTTAATTTCTCCGAATACCTTTCTAAAGTTCTTGAAGCGGTTAGAAACGACCCATTTAGTTTTTTACATGGAAAAACCGAACAAGAGATAATTGATGGGTTACTTTCCGACACACAAGTAGAGAAACTAAGACTCATACTTAAAGATGGATTCAAGAATAATCAGACCATGAAGGAGATTGAGAAAAATATTGATACTAAAATTGGACTAAAAAACTTAATTAAAGATGGAAAAATAATAAGTTTGGCTTCTAATCGGGCTCCGAATATTGCTAGAACGGAGACAATAAGACTATCAAACATAGGATTAGTTAGTCATTATAAGGAGAATAAAGTAGAACAAGTAAGATTTTTAGCTGCATTATCCGAAAGAACATGCCCTATTTGTGAAGAATTAAATGGAAGGGTATATTCAATAAACGAATTAGAGATAGGAGTAAGCCAACCGCCAATACACAATATGTGTAGGTGTAGTTTAGTTCCTGTCGTGGAGTTATGATGTTTTTGGAGAGACCAACTTGCGAAAAAGAAAACTGTGACAAACCCGCTTTAACACTTTTTTCAGGAGTTATGCTTTGTGGAGATTGCTTTGCTGAATACTTACAAAGACAAGAAAAACTAAAAAGGAGATTAATATTAGAAGAATAATGGTATTTATAGAACCCACAACCAGACAAAGAGTAGTATGTGCAAAACATTGCGGAGATATTCAATTCTTTTTAGATAGTCAACCGCACGATAGTGCAGTAGATTACGAAGATGTGCCCTTATTAGGCAACTGGTCGGACTTTACTGGCTCTGGAGAAGTCGATAGTAGAAACCTTCAACTATGGGGAGGGCATGAAAATGAGATGTGGGGAACAGATGCAGGAATAGAAGGAGCTAAAGTAGGAAATTTAACCCCAATTGGAACCCGAGCAGGAACGCACAGACGTAGAAATGTTTTAACCAGAAAAAGACCAGTAATGGTAAGGAGACAAATATGAAAGATTATGGGATTACACTAAACACAGGAGTAAATGGAGTCGCTACTTTTGAACAGAAAGTTAAAGGACAATTAAAAGCACTAGTGATTAATTCAGATGAAAAGGTGGCAATAAAAATCACTTCTGAATTAAAGTATGTAATCTTTGATGATAAACTATTTTATGGAGATAAATATATTTCATTAGGAGTGCAGATTTTAGACAATCAAGCTCATGGCTCAACATCACAAATGAATTGTTACTGCTTAAACGAGAAAGTCCAGATAGTTGTTAACGGACCGAAGAACATTGATGTTAATATTATTATGAGATTTGATACTTTGACTAGACTTGATAGTATATAGTTAATCAATCAATCTTTATAAAGAATTTATACATACGCTATGTATGGTGGAAATACGAAACGACCTTGAAAAGAAAGAATTAATTTTAGAATACTTTACTCCTATTACCGAATCTGCACAAGTAAACGATGATTTTATAATTAAGGGTGTTGCTATAAATGCAGTCACTACTTTAAACAATCATACTTTTTTGGAGGAAGAAATGAAACCCGCTGCAATTAGTTTGA